TCTGCGGTGTCGTGCTGGCCGAGTACGAACCGTTCCAACTGGTAGCGGGACCGTGGCTGCTGCACCTCGGTGAGTGCCTGTTCTAGTTCCATCCGATACTCCTAGAGGCTCCCACAGTTGGCGAACCCCGCCGACTGCTGCGATGCGCCGCTGGTGTTGGTGGCGCTCAGGGCAGCGGTCGTGTCGGTCGCGTAGGGCGTCTTCAGGATCGTGGCCGTTTGGGCGTTGGTCGTGCCGACGCTGCCGCAGAACCAGATGGCGGCGGTGCCGCTGTTGGAGGCACCACCCACTCCGTATCGTTCGAGCGCCGACGACAACGAGATCACAGCGTTCGCATCCGATGCGTAGGTGAGTTTGTTCAGGTTGTCCCAACCTGCGTTGTAGCCGCCGTACACATAACCGGCCGTGCCAGAGTTCGCTGCTCCAGTGCCGACACGAACTGGATCTCCAAGAGTGGCCGACAACGTGGCAAGCGACCCGTCGGAGAACGTGGTCTTGTCGATTACGTCCAGGTCGCTCGTGGACTGGCCGCCAGACCAGTACCCTGCCGTGCCGTTATTGGAGTGCCCTGCCACCCCATTTTTCGCCGCCGACAGGGATGTCGCATTCGACGCATACGAGTCGCTGGCAAACGTCCACACGCGGACCGTGGCTACATTGGGGTAACCGCCTCCCTCATAGCCGCTGGTCGGAGAGTTAGCCAACCCGCATCCGTTCTCATACCCGGTCGGCATCGCCGTGCCCAGCACCGAACACGTTTCAGACTCGTACAGAAACTTGTTGATTTCGTCAACCTGCCCTGCCCCATTTCCACCGCCCAACTGGTATCCCGCCGTGTTGTTGTTTGAGAAGCCAGCACCAGCACGGTTACCTGTTCCGAGCGTTGCATCTACGACGGAGAACGTATCCGTTGGAAAGTCCACGCGGAAGATCAGGTCCCAGTAGGTAGCGCCACCTTGTAGGCCCCCAGCGAAGTACGCCGAGAACGGTACCGCGGCAGCCTGATTGGCGACTGCTCCGAGGAGGGCAGGTTGCATCAGCCGATGTTCCCGAAAATCGTCCAGGTGTCAGCAGCAATCTTGGTAGCCGCAATGGTCGTGTACCGGTCGGCACACGTCAACGTGCCACCCTTGGAGTTGACCGTCGCGCCGGCACCCGCAGCGAAGGTCATCGTTCCCGCACCGTTGCGCTCAAAGATGATGGACGACCCCGTGGGGAAAGCCACGTCCGAGTCCTGCGGCAACGTGACCGTGATCCCCGTCCCGTGCGTGGTGAGGATGTAGGTGCCGGCATCAGTCAGGGCCGGCGTTCGCGTCGTGGTCGAATCGGTGGTGACCGTCATGGGGGCGTCGAGGCCGCCCGAAACCGTGAGCTTGTCGGTGATCGACACATCGCCGTCAGCCACCTCAAGAGAGTTTTGCCCATTAGTACCGGTGATGACAAGCTTCTCATCGCTGGCATCCCACAGGAAGTTGTCCGAAGCCGTGGCGCTGTGGAAGGTTACGTCGGCTCCCGCCCCATCCGATCCGACCGTCAGCGTCGAACTGACGCTCAACGACCCGTCACCAACGACCACATTGCCGTCCGTGACATCCAGGGCTGTGGCAGCATTAGTGCCCTCAATGATGAGCTTCTCTTCGGAGGCGTCCCAAAGCATGTAGTCGCCAGCCGTGGTCGAGTGGAACGTCATGTCGACGCCCGTGCCATCCACGCCCACATCAACAGCGGCATCGATTGCCAGAGCGACCGACGGGACAGGCCCCGATGCCGACGTGACATCAATGTTTGTGCCGGCGGCCACGCCGGTCACGTCACCGGTCGTGGGAGCTGCCCAGATCAGACCCGTTGACTCCCCCGAGTCGGCGGTCAGCACATAGGTGTCAGTGCCCACCGCCAGACGGCCCACAGTGTCCGCAGCCGTGGCGGCAATGATGTCACCCTTGGCATCGACCAAGCTGTTCTGGATCACCCCAGGGGTGGTGTTGACGAACGCTTCGATGTCGTCGAAGTTGGTGTTCATCTCGGAAGCGACGATTGTCGTCCCCGCTGAGAACGTGTTTGTGACGGCTAGAGTTGCCATCTATCTGAGCCTCCTCGGCGTATAGGCGAACGCCAAAGCGTTCATCTCCCAATGATCGTTGGTTGTGGGACCACTAACCTTCACACTTACACTCTTCGCTGTCCCGAGAGTCGGCAGGTTTTTGACCGCCGCCGTGAGGTCACGGGAAATGGCATCCCACGTCGCGTAGTACGGCGACGCCGAATCGGCGTCATCCCACTTCGCTGTCCCCCACTTCGATTCCGACGTTTTCCCCGTGATCGACACCTCGAAGCTGCCGGTCGCAGCCGACTTGTCGTAGTCCTTGAAAACGGATACCGGCAACTCGATGGTGGCCTCGGCCGAGGTGACCATCCTGGGGCGACCCCACCGCTTCTTCACAATCGGATTCTTGCCCGACACCCACCGTGTCACAAAGTACGACGAAATGTGGGTCTCAGTGGACGTGTCGTACCGATCCGTGTCACGTTTCTGCTCGTCTTCCATGTTGACGAGAACACCCGTGTTGGCGACACACGCCCCGTACACGGTCGACGACGAGTTCGGCGGCTTGTAGGCGTACATGGCGGCAGCATCAATGTCGGTAGTGACCCACGCCCCGCCGGCAATCGTCGGATCGTAAATCAGGGTGCGCCGCGTAGTAGTCCCGTCTTCAGTCCAGTCAACGGTGACGTACAGCTTGTTGTTTCCCCACGCCAACTGCGGATTCGACGTGAACGTCACACGACCGTCGTCTACAGCCGGCGACAACTTGTCGAAGATCCACACGAACCCCTCACGGTTGTACAGGTACACGCCACGGTCGGCATACCAGAAAAACGCCCCGTGCGGCGTAGCGACCGGCGACGACAACGGAACAGATCCCACATCATTACTGAGGGTCACAACCTGGAACGAATCAGAATCGAATCCGAACACGGCGTAGACACTGTTCGACTTGAACACCAGCAGGCGGTCGCCCATCGGGCACAGGCCGGTGATGTAGTCGCCGTGGTCGCCCTTGTCGATGTCGACATAGTCGGCCGCCGTCCACGTTTCAGGATCGTTGGCGTTCGACCAGCGCAACCGGTACTTGTGGGCGGTCCCAGACTCGTAGGTGTAGGCAACCCACGCGAAGTTGTTCCACGCCGCTATGTACTGGGCCTGCGGCATGTTGCCACCCGACCCGAACGTCACGCCGAGATCCGCCGCCGTCGTGCCATTCCACCTGAAGCACACCTGGTCGTAGGACACGCCGTAGGCGACGTTGTTCATCGTCGTGCCGTACACGCGGGTGCCGTCAGTGCGGGATGTGATACCAGTCAGGTCGGTGAAGTTCCCCGTCGTCGCATAAGCGACCTTCGTGCTGTAGTTAGCCATCACCTGATTGGTGCCACCATCAGTGTGGAACGCCCAGATTCCCTGAATGTCGGCGCTCAACGCCGTCGTGTTGAGCCGGTCCACGCCGTCGCGTTGGCGTATGCCGCCACGCGGGTCGACCGTGACGTTGAGCAGGTCTGGTGATTCGTTCTGCGCCAGGTTGAACTGGTCGGTGCGAAGGTTCAAGCCGCCCGTGAACGACTCAAGCGCCTCGAGCTTCCAAGTGGTCGAAGCCACCGGCTACGACTCCCAGGCGTAGCGCAACCGATTCGGCAGATACCTTTGCGACATCCACCGTGACACGCTGCGACTGTTCAACCTGACCGGCTGTGCCGCAGGCATGTCCTCGTAGCGGGCACGCAGGTTGTCCAGCTCCTGGTTGAAGATCGAAAAGTATTGCGCCGACATCGTCGGATCTTCCTGCTGCTCGTAGGCACGGGCAATCCCGTAGGTGGCGAGAACCATGTGGAACGGGGTTGGCAGATCCGACGGTTCCGTCGCATCAGAAGATCCCGCCCCGAACGCCGCAGGATCCGCATACCCGCGGACGTAAATGGTGTCCACCGATGACGGTGTCGGGTAGAGGCGCACCGAATCAGCCCAGAAAGACCAATACCACGGGTTGCCAGAGGTGTTGGAATCCAACGGGTAGATGACATCACCGTCATCACGGCCGATGTATTCGAGAACGTGATTGTCGGTCCTGAGCGACGCTATTTCACGCAACCCGTTCGTAACCGACGCGCCCACAACGGCAACCGTGTAGTCCTTCTGGTCTTTGACCGTGTTGAACGTGGAAGCCGCCTCGAAGAACGGCCAGCGTTTCTCCGAGTAGACGATCACGTCGTAGGCTTCGCCCAGGAAACGGTTCATCACATCGTCGGAAATGTCCGACGAGTCGATGTCGACCACTGAGCGGACATACGACCTCATGGTCGAAATGTCCACGGTTACTCCCTATGGAAGACGCACAAGTCTCCGTCCCCGACGGGACGCCCCTTGCAGGGCGCCCCGTCGCGGGTCAGAGAACTGCACCTGACCGGTTCTGGGACAACGGGTTCGCCGCCTATCGGGTTGACCTGCTGCACGTTTCGGGAAGGCCCGACGGTTTGAGGCCGTGGAGTCGATTCCCGATAATGGTCGCCAGCGGGCTGCCCGTATGGGCGTGAGCCAACCTTGTGAGCGTAAGCGAATCCTCGTCCCATCAGGATCAGGTAGCCGAGTGCATGAAGCCCTGTCGGGCACGGTTGCTGCATGTGAGCTGCCCGTAGCAGAGCAACTGTGAGTACACAGCGTCCTGGTTGGTTGGGCGCACGAACGGTGTCGGCTTGAACCAGACATCGCTGTGGGCAACCAACTGCAGGTATTTGGTGTTCAGGAACAGGAACTGACCAGAGGAACACGCATCATCGAAGGTCACGGGGCAGCCCTTGAACAGCAGGTTCTGGAACCCGCCGTCAGCCATGTCGGTATCCGTGTACCGAATCTGGCTCTCCAGGAGTGCCTCGTACTTCTCGTACAAAGCCTGCGTGGTGATGCCAATCGTCGGCTGGTCGTTGCCAACCGAAATGGTGTTATATATGTTAGCCATGCTGGCTACAGTGATCGCACCACTCTGATCGACTTCAGTGGACTTCCAGAACGAGTTGCCTGAGCCGCTCGGGTCGATTCCACCAAGGCTCACGCCCGTTCCACCGACAATGAGAGCTAGACCAT